CGCTATCGAAATCTCGCGCTGTTGCCCCCCGCATACCCTCATGGGCAGGAAGGACCCATCAGATTTCCGCAGGGCTCCTCAATAGCCCTCTACGCATCAGCCATCAGCTGCACGCATCGATCTGCATCTGTTGCCATGACCATCGGCGATCAAACGATCTGCTCGTTGCTCACGCCGCTGTCCTGACCATAGCTGAAAATGTACCCCCGAATAGGACAAAACGCGACAGGGGGTGTTTTGGCGCTTGCCATCAACAGTCCTCACCGTCCCGCAGTCACCCCTAACTTGCCCCAACTTCTGTCAATGCCCCTTGTTCAGATGCAGGGTGACGAGATGGATGGCTGCGTCATAGCGTCGCTGCGCTGTACGAGCCGCACACGCAAAGCGCCGACCAATCTGCTCCCATCGATACCGATTCGATCGCATCCACACCAGGTGGCGCTGCTCCACCTCAAGCCACAGCACCCAGCGGGAGACCTCCAACATGCGCTGCACAGCCTGTGGACTGGGCGGCATCGGCCGGTACAGCCGATCGGGGTCGGGGTAACGCTCGGGCACTTGGAAGGCCAGCGTCATCCATGGGTTGAAGTAGCCGCCCGGTCTGACCCTGGGCAGCTTGTGCGCAGTCTCGGCCGCCTCGGCAAAGCGAGCTGCCACGTCGTCGACTGTCCATTCGATCGTGTTGTCAGTCATGGCGCTTGCCCCCATCCCCGTAGAGGCGTTCACCCAGCCTGCGCACGAATTGCTTCTCCACCCAGTCCAGCCGATCGTCGTGCTCGGACACCACCAGGATGTGGTCGTTGCGCCAGCCTTCACGTTTAACGGCATCCAAGTCCGGCGTGGTCGGCTGCAGATTGCCCAAGGGGCAGCGATAGCGGTATTGCGGCACTTTCATGTCATGCCCCCTCTGCGGCCATCTCACGTGCCAGGTACAGCAAGGCGATGGCGTCGGCCTCGTTGTCGTCTGCCGGGCTGTAACCACGGGCATTAACGGATGCCACCATCTCGTCCTTGCTGGCGTTGCCTTTGCCGGTGGCGTGCTTTTTGATCGTGCCAACCGGAATGCCCTGGTACGGGATCTGGTGGTGCTCGCACCAGGCGGTCAGCTGACCCATGAAGCCGCCATAGGCATGGGCTGCGTCGACACCGACGTGGCGTCGGACCTCTTCGAAGACGACTTGGTCAATGCCGTCGCTGCACTGCTTGATGTCGGTGAGCCAACGCTTGAACCGAAGGAAGCGCATGCCGCCGCCTTCGAAGCGCTGGAGTTTGAAGGATTGGCTGCCACTGGTGATACTGCCGTCACGGCAGGCCAGTGCCCAGCCCGTTGTGGTGCCCAGATCGAGGGCGAGGATGGTCGTGTTCATGTTGTCAGTCCTTGTTTGGTCTTGGGTCTGACGCAGTCGACGCAGAATCTCGAAACCCCTATATCCCGCGCGTCACGCACGCGTGTGGAGAGTTACGACAAACTGTGTCGACTGCGTCAGACGGGTGGTTTTCATGTCCGTCAGTTGTCGGCGTAGGGCGTGTATGAGGGCGTGGGCGGGCACTTGAGGCCGATGCCTTGAAAGCCCCGGACGCCGACCCCGTTGCGCCATTTCTCCAGCCCGCGGGTGATCAACAGGTCAGAGAATCGACGCTGTGACCCGACGTATTCGCCGGTCGCATCCGCCCACTGCTTCCAGTCCGTGAAAAGTTCAGCCGTCAGCGACTTGGCCGTACCGACGCGCACGCAGCGCTCATCGAGCCAGCGGCCCAGGGCGTCCTCGGCTTCGAAATACTCGTCTGTGGCATCCAGCACTTGCTGCGGCGGATCGAGCCGGCCCAGCCGTTGCCAGGCGAGACACCCCTCAAGTGCCCAGGCAAGGATCCCGTCGCGTTCAGCCAGCAGCTTTTGCTGCAGGTGCTTGTCACGTTTTTCGGGTGGCACGGTGATCGTGAACGGGATCAGGTGCAGCCGCCGCTTCATGGCTTCGTCGATGTTGCGGATCGCAGGCTTGTGGTTGCCGGCCACAAAGAGCTTGAACTGCGGAAAGAACTCGAAGAAGTCCTGGCGCATGAAACGCGCGGCGATCTTGTCGCCGCCGGTCAGGCTCTTGACCTTGGATTCCGCCCAGCGACGGCCCTGTTCGGTCTCAATGGCCGCCACAAAGCGCGCGCCACGAAGTCCTGCCATGTCAGTAGGATGCCGGTCGGTACGGGTCTCCATGAACGTGTCCATCGGCGCATTGGTGGCGTAATCCCCTAGGATATCGGCCAGGGTGTTGACGAACACCGACTTGCCGTTGGCGCCAGTGCCGTAGAGGAAAAACAAGGCGTGTTCGCGGGTCGATCCAGTCAAGGCGTAACCCACCATGCGCTGCAGGTAGTCCTGCAGGTTTTGGTCGCCGCCTGTCACGTCGGTCAGAAAGGCTCGCCATTGCGGGCACTCTCCTTGGGGTGTGGCCGTGGTGATCTTGGTCATGCGGTCCGCACGCTCATGCGGCCGTAGGCGGCCACTGCGTAGGTCGACCGCGCCCCCAGGTGTGTTGAGCAACCAGGGATCGGCGTCCCACTCCTCGGTGGTGGCGGCATGCCTGCGGTCGGCACGTGCCAGGCGCTCGACACCGCCCACCGTGCTGGACGCCGCTAACTTGGACGCAATGCGCGGGTTGCGGGTGTTGAGTGAGGCGTGCCGGCAGACGTGACGGATCAGGTCGGTGGCGGCCAACGTGTCTTCTGAGCGCCAGCGCTGCCCATCCCAGACCAGCCACTTGCCCCAGCCGGCCACATAGCGCCAGTCCTTTTGGTACCTGCGGGTGAAGGACAGCGCCAGCGCATCTTCCGTGCCCCAGACAGCCTCCTCTGGCCCAACCGCGTTGGCCTTAGTGTCCGGGTCGTCATCGACCAGGTGCATTTGCATGCGCGGCCCATGGGCGATAAAGCCGGCCACATCAAAGCCTTCTGCGCGCGCGTCTGCGGCATCCCAACCCTCGGGGGCGTCCTCCGGCGGGTACAGGATGTGGCAGGTACGGGCTCCGGCCATGAGGATGGCTTGCGAGGCACGGTCGGCGTACTCCCAACCGGGCTTGTCCTTGTCCGGCCAGATCAGCACGACCTTGCCGGCCAGCAGCGACCAGTCGGTTTTCTCGATCGGCGCGTTAGCCCCATGCATGGCCGTGGTGGCGCAGATGCCGGTCTCGATCAAGGCCTGGGCAGACTTTTCGCCCTCGACCAGGACGACGGTGTCCGCCGCCCGCATGCCTGGCTGGTTGTACAAAGGCCGTGGCTCGGGCGGCGCCATCTTGCGACGCTTGGCATCCCAGGGGCGGAACTCCTTCTTGCCACCAGGCGGGTCGTAGCGGTAGACCACAGCGATTAGCTTGCCTTCGCCGTCGAGGTAGTCCCATTTGGCGGTGGCTGGACCCAGTTCATCGACGGGCATGTCTTTTTTGGACTTGCGCGGCATTGCCACTGCACGCCCAATGAGGTCGGCGCAACAGGTGAGCACCGCCGCGAAATCACCATGGACGTCGATGCCAAAGTGGCCGCCGATCAGGTCGAAGATGTCGCCGCCTGAATCGTCGGCACGATCGGTCCAAAGGCCCGCCTTCTTGCCGGTGAGCACCACTTCCAGGCTGTCGCCAGGGCTACCCAGGATGTCGCCGATCATGAACTTGCCACGCTTTACTTTGCCAGCGGGGAAGAGGCCCATCAGCACTGATTCGAGCCGACCGAGCAAAGCGGCGCGGACCTCGTCTCGGTCAGATGGCTGGTGTGTGGACACCGGCTGATGCGCAACTGGTGCGTCGTCATTGAAGTCCAGACCTGGGGGTCCGGCTGGGGGATAGATGTGTTCTTCTTCTGTGTTCATCGGTTCGCGTTCCAGCAACGCTCTGCCCAAGCGCAGAACTTGCATTCAAAGTGGGTGGACTCGGCAAAGCTGCGTGGCAGCAGCTCGCCGGCTTCGGTGGCCTGGATGACCTTGACGGCGCGATCCGACATACGTTGGGCCAGCCCCGCATCGAAGGGGATCAGCTCGGCGTAGATCTCCATCGTGTCGGCGTTGACCGCCGTGAAGAGCGCGGGATGCTCGTGCAGGGTCAGATAGCTCTGGTAAACGGCGATCTGGGCTGCGTAGACAGGCTTGGCCACGGCCAGCTTGTGTTTCTGCAGCTCGCGCCAGGACTTGGCGCCCAGGCACTTGTTTTCCCAAAGCGCTGGGTAGGCAAAGACTTCCGGACCGCCCACCAGCACGCCATCGATGTGTCCACGCAGACGGCCCTGGGCCACGCTGAAGCCGAACTGCCGACCATCGGCATCCTCGGTTTTGAGGATGAAGCCGGCCATGCTTAGCCAGCGGATCACCATGGCTTCGGTCTGATGCCCGCGCTCGAAGATGCGCAGTAACCGACCCGAGAACCCCTTGCCGGGGTCAACCGGCGCCTGCGCATACTCGAACTGCAACTGCCGCTCGCACGAAACACCCAGACGGGAGCCGCCCAGGTATTGGCGCGGCGGCGTGGCATCACGCTCTTGCTCCATGGCGAGGTCGACCAGCGCCTCGATCTGGCCGGAAAGACTGGCCGATGCGTTGAAGTCCAGCATCAGGGCGTCTCCCAAGGCAGGTCGCCTTCCAGATCGGCAAACGGATCGTCCACCGTAGGCTTTAAGCCGCGGACCGGTGGGTACTTGGCTTCGGCGTGGTGGGCCACCATGGACTCGGTGAACCGGGTGACGATCGCGTCAATCACTTGCAGGGCCTCCTTCTCGGAGTAGGCACCCAGCGGCTTGTCGAATCCGATGTCACCGGCCGCCTCGCCGAAGGCGCGCAGGCAGGAGCGCATCGCCGAGCGTTCAATGTCTGTGGCATCAATCATCTCGACCTCCTGGTTGAACCGTTGTGCATCGACCCAGTTGCCGTACATCCGATGAAAGACGTCCTGGCACTGACGGCTGCAAAAGACCCAGTCCAGCGGATAGCGTTTGGCATCCCCAATCGGGTGGCGGTGGTCGGTGTGTCCCAGCCCGCGCGCCTGGCGCGAGCACACCCAGCATTTGCCTCGCATGCATGTCGCCTCCCTCACTGAGCCCAGGTAGGCTTACCGGTCGGCACCACAGGGCGCACCTGTGGGACGGGCTGCGCATAGGCAGGGGTGGGTTGCACTGGCGCGCCAGAGTGTCCACCACCGCCCCTGTGACCGCCGCCTACGGGGGACGTGCCCGTCACAGGTGCGTAGTCTTTGTGATCCGGCTCGATAGCGACCTTGACCACGTTGCGGTCCTCACCCTTGCCATCCTTTTCGAGATCGACGCGGGCCAGGAACTCGATGCCGTCCAGATCGGCAAAGCTGTTGATGCGACGGGCTGCTGCCGCCTGAGGCGAGTTGTCCAGCGGCTGGACGTTGCGCGCGCTGTTGAGCACCGCGCGGATGAAGCTGCGCCCCATCTGGCCCCAGGTCGGGCCCTTGGGCGAGTGCAGACCGACGTTCGACCACATCTTGCGTTTGGCAAACGGGCCGTCAGTAACGACGAATTCGCAGGCGAGGTAGACCGACCCGGTGTCGAATGACTGGGTGGCATAGCCGCCGGTCCAGCCTTGGGTGTGATCGTCATGACCACCGGGCTTGATGGTCATACGCACGGGCACAGAGATGCCGCGCGGGATCAGGTCAAAGCTGCCTTTCTGGGCTTCGGCGTCGTTGAAGTCATTCCAGCTGGCGGGAGCCGTGGCTTGGTCATACGTGTTCATGGGATGTCCTTTCAATTCTTGTGTTCGTTGTTGGGGTTGGCGCTGGGGGTCTGGCCCAGGCACTTGGCGATGAGCCGGCCCAGATGGGGTTCTTCGATGGGGTCCAGGCGGCCGCTGCGGTCTTTGCTGGGGAAACCAAAGCTGTTGTCCGCCCCCGTCACAAAGCCCCGGTAGGTCGAGCCGTCGTCGGCCTTGAGCACGGCCAGCGTCACCACCTCATCCAGAACGCCAGGCAGTTCCAGCGCGGTCTTGCTGCCTTCAAGCTGCAGTTGGTAGTAGCGGCGGTTGAAGTCGTCGGTCTTCTCTTCCAGGATTGCGACGTAGATGACGTGCTTGTCGCGCACGTGCTGCAGGTGCGTGAGCGCCGTGATCATTTCCTGGCCGAGCAGGCCGTACGCTCCCCGGTTGTCAGGCTTACCGGTCTTCTCGCTGACAGCCTGGGGCTGTGTCTTGCACCAGGCGAGGCACAGGCGCGAGAGCACGGTCAGGCTGTCAACGAAGTAGGTGTCGTACTTGGCCAGCTGAGCCGGATCACCGTAGGTGGCACAGACGTGGTCGTAATGCGCCTTGGAGAAAGCCTGGTCGGCTGATGCGGTCGGCATGGGCCCGGCAAGGAAGACCACAAGGTCACGAAACTCCTGCCAGGTGCGCGGACGCACCGTGTCACCCGGCCAGTCCTTGACCGAGAGGTCGCCGGCTTCGAGATCCACGAACAGGGTGGTCTTGGGCGGCAGGGTTCGCAGCTGCGTAGTCTTGCCCACGCCAGGAAACCCCACCAGGCCAACCTTTGCGCTGTGCCGTTCTTTGAGCCGTTCTTCGGCGGAGATGATGGGCAACATCACTGTGCTCCTTCAAAGGCCGAGGGCTTGCGCAAGGTGAACTTGGCTGCCTTGGGCTTGACCGTGCGCGCGGCTATGAAGGGCTGGCGAAACACCTCGGGCCAGGCCTTGAAGCGGGATTCGCTCACGCTGTACTTGGCCGAGATGAACTCGGTCGGATCTTGGCCGGCCGTGACCATGCGGCTCCAGATGGCTTGCAGTGCTTTCTGATCCCAGGAGACGTCTTTGCTGACCTCGACCGTGACGTCGAAGTCGCCATCGATGACGTGGGTGGTACCAGTGTCCTTGTTCTCAGCAAGAAGCTGGGCCTTGGCCTGTTCGCCGTAGCGCATGTCCAGACCCGCCTGGATCATGTTGGACAGCGCCGCCAGTTCGGACTTGGCCACTGCCTCGAACCGCTTGAGGTCCGCCACATGGGGCAGCGGCAGGTCACGAATGACCGTGGCCGACAACTCCATGAACGGCACAGGCAGTGAAATGCCACTGCGCTGAAAGGCGGCCTCGAGTGCCGAGGTTTCGGAGGTGGTTGTGGTGAGCGTGCTCATGCGGCCACCGCCTTGCTGGTGCTGGCACGCATGCTCTCTTCCTCAAAAGCACGGATGTCTTCGAGGCGATAGCGGACCTGGCCGCGTAGTTTCAGATAAACGGGGCCGATGCCCTCGGAACGCCACCGCTCCAGGGTGGCCTCACTGAGTTGCCAACGATCTGCCAGCTGACTCTGTGAGATGTGTGTAACGGTTTCGGACGCTTGCACGTGAATCTCCTTGATGGTTGATGAGCCCTGGTTTCTGGCCACTTGAGAGCAGCGCTAACCAGTGCTGGCATTGCATCAATCGAGATTCCACAAACCGGTCCGCAGAGTCCGCAGAAACAGTCCACAAACCTGCAACGTGCGAATCGGCCTCATTCCTTGGGATGTCAGGGCATATTGCAAATTGTCAGATATAGATATACACTTCTGACATCTGGAGTGATCCCATGAGCACGCTGAACGAGTCCATCCTGTCTGCCGCCGACGCCCTGCCTGAGGGAGGCTTACTCTCGCCCAAGGAGTTTTTGCACTTGGCCAGCCGTGCGGCGGTAGATCAGACGTTCTCTCGGTTGGCCCGCGAGGGGTGCCTCCTGCGCGTTGGGCGAGGCGCCTACACACGTCCGGTTAATGGACGATTTGGCGTACGCCCACCATCGACAGAGTCCATCATTGAAGCCATTGAATCGACCAGTGGCGAACTGGTTGTCAGCCATGGCGCTGCAGAGGCGAACGCACTGGGCTTGACCACCCAGGTGCCCGCCCGGGAGGTGTTCCTGACTTCAGGTCCGGCGCGCAAGCTGCAGTTGGGCAAACGACAGATCGAACTCAAACACGGCAACCGTTGGCAGCTGGCGTTGGGCAAGCGCCCTGCTGGCCGGGTCATTCGAGCTCTGTCATGGCTTGGTCCCGAACAAGCAGGTACAGCGCTGAAATCCTTGTCTAATCGGCTCTCTACCGAGGAGTGGCAAGCCATGCGGGCTGCACGCGCAACCTTGCCAGGATGGATGGCTCAAGCCGTCAGCGAAGTGACCGAACATGGCTGAGTCTTGGTTCAAACTTGGCCGGAACGACCAGAGTGAAGCCCTTGAGGTCGCTGCCAGCGAGCTGGGCAGGCCAGCTCACCTGCTGGAAAAAGACATCTGGGTTGTTTGGACCTTGGATGCCATCTATCAATCCACGCTGGGCGAGGCTCTGACCTTCAAGGGTGGCACATCGCTGTCGAAGGCCTACAAGCTGATTGAAAGATTTTCCGAAGATATCGATCTCACCTATGACATTCGGGCGCTTGTCCCCGACCTGCTGCGCGAAGGCAACCCCATCCCGTTGACGGCAAGCCAGGAGAAAAAGATCAGCACAGCGGTTCGGGCGCGATTGCCTCAATGGATCACCGAATCCGTCGTTCCGCTACTGCACGATGCGCTACAGACGGCCGGAATCGACGCGCAGTTGGTCATCCGCGGCGAAGCTCAAGACAAATTGCTGTTGACCTATCCGGCCCTCAAGACAGGCACTGGTTACGCGGCTGCCAGCGTGCTGCTGGAATTTGGTGCCCGAGCCACAGGTGAACCACATCAAACCCGGCCAATCAGTTGTGACATGGCCGACGTGATCAACGAGGTTGCGTTTCCGATCGCTGCCCCAAGGGTGATGAAAGCCGAACGAACCTTCTGGGAGAAGGCCACGGCCGCGCATGTGTACTGCGTGCAAGGTCGTTTGCGCGGCGAACGGTATTCCCGTCATTGGTACGACATCGCGGCATTTGCGAAGTCCCCGATCCTGACACAGGCAGCCGAAGACCGCGTGCTGGCCAATCAGGTGGCCGAACACAAGTCGATGTTCTTCGCAGAGAAGGACGACACCGGCAACAAAGTCGACTACTTCAAAGCGACGTCAGGTGCTTTACAGTTAATTCCAGAAGGCGCGTCCCGCAAGGCTTTGGCTGATGACTACACCGCCATGCTGGAGGACGGGCTTTTGCCCACCGAGACCCCAGACTTTGATGTCTTGATAGAGGCGTGTGCGGCCATCGAAAAACTGGTCAATCAACGCGCCTGAATCAAGTCGTCAGCAAGGCCCGCTTGGAGATCCACGCCAGGTCGTTCGCAGGAATCACCAGTTCGTACTCCTTGTCGCCCGGGATGTACCGAATGAAAGTTTCGTAGATGAGCTTGTTGCGGTCGAATTGCTTGACCGGCCGGAAATTCCTGGCTGCCGAGCTACAGGCATCGCGCAGTGCGCTGCCCTCCATACGGTGGTCAAAGTCGTCGATCAGCGCCAGCAGAATGTTGGTTTGCATCGCCTCCAACGGATACGCCACGCCGTCGATGTAGGCATTGCGCTCGGAGCGGACATACCGCAGCGTCGTACCCCGATCCGTCGTCGAATCATGCACCTGGTACACGGCGGCCGGCTCCATGACCCGGTTGGCAAAGCACTCGAACCGGTTTTGCGAGACGCGCATCAGATCAGCCAGATGCACCACCTCATGCTGCGCAAGCGGAGAACTGGCGGGCAGTGGCACCGGACTGCTGGTCAAGATGCGTGCACTGCGATCGGCGCGGTGGCCGCTCAAATGGATCAACAGCTTTTGAGCTGTGATGTCCCGGTTGAGGTGGCGCGCGAAATACCAGGTGACCGGCTTTCGGCGCCGCTCCTCGATCAGACCCATGCGCCAAGCCAGGTCGGGAACCAGGCACTCGATCTGATGCCGGTTCAGATCCAACCCAGCAGCAAGATGCCCGACCGCACGTTCGGTGTTGACCACCGAGGTTTGGCACACGCTGCGTGGCGCCTCAAAATCTTCGCAGTCACCGCCGCACAGCAGGAGCACTTTGTCACCGGGCAGCTCGCGCACGACACGGGCCATGTCATCACGGCACTCCGGGCACTGTAACCAGTTGAGGCGCTCACCAAAGACCACCAGGTGTTCACGCCGAAGTTGCGCCAGGGCGTCCTGATTGCCAGGGTCAGACAGCAGCAGACCTGAGATTTCCTTGGCGGCACTCTCTAGCATCCGGCACAACAGGGCCGTGGCCTCGATCTGCGTCTGGCTCATGCCGCCGCACCAGGCGATTCGACAATGCCCAGGCTGCGTATCACGCACTGCGCCAGTTGCTGATTGCGGTGAGACAGGTTTTTGATGGTGGTCGAGCCGCTGGCGTAAACGTCGAAACTGAAGTGGCCCTCTCGGCTGCTTTCCTGGTCACGGGTGTAGACCATGAGTGTGGCCCGATCCATTTCGAATTCGCTGTCGAAAGAGTGCGCCACTTTCAGCTTGTCGCGGGCCACGCAAATGGCGTCCTCGCGGTTGGCTTCGGGGCTGGCTTCGATCTGGATGGCACTGCTGCGTTGGTCGGCCGGCGTGAACTTGGCCCGGCGCAGCCGAACCTTCTGTATGCCTTGCGTTGACCAATCTTCTTTCGGCGCCAGCAGTCCGTCGTTCAACACGCTGAGCTTGAACCGGCTGGGCGTGATGGCCTCGGGTTTCAATTCGGTCTTGGCCAGATGCTTGGCAAACAGGGTGAGCACAGCGGCGTGGTTTTTGGAACCACCCTTGACCACGGTTTCCACCACGCCCGATTTGGGGTGGTAGACCAGCGCGTTTTCCAGGGCGACGCGGGTGGCGATGCGCTTGAAGTCGTGTTTGCGAAACTGGGCAATGGCCGTGATTGGCCCCTCGACGTACAGCGTGAACTGGATGCTGCCGTCGGTGCCATAGCGGCTGACTTCGATGTGTGCGCCGATGCCGCCGCCAGACTTCTGATAAAGCGCGGCCACATCTCGCTTGAACGCCTCAAGGGAGTCCTGATCCAGGTGCGGCACGAGGTCGGGAAGGATCTGGCTGGGCTTCCACGAGCGGCCATGGGTCTTGGCCCGAAACGCTAGACGAAGCTCGATGTCCCGAAACGCTTGTTCGTGGTGGACAATCATCCACAGTGCCTGCTCACGTGGATCCATACCCAGGAGATGCTCTTGCGCGGCGACGTCATGTGCCAGCGCCAGCGCAAACTCCCGGGCACCGGCCTCGGTGCCAGTGATGTGGGCGCGCCGCAGGTCTTCGTTCCACCGGAACAGGTTTTCCTCGAGCGCGACTTTTTCGGCAGTGGTCAAGGCGACGTCTTCGAGCAGTTGGGCCTGCAGGTTTTCGACGGCGTCGATGAGCGCATGGGCCAACTTCGCCTCCGGCAACGTCCATTCGATCGCCAGGTTCGCACCCAAGGGATGGGATTGCACAAAATCCTGCAGGACGGTCGGCGCGATGTGGCGCAAGAAATGGCGAGGGTTGAAGATTTTCATTGGTGTCTCCGGAAATGTTTTTGGTCTTTGTTACGTGTATCTGCGCACCAGGCCCACCACCACTCCGAAGATCTCCAGCTTGCCGTTGGGACGTATGACGGGGTACTCTGGGTTGGCCGGCAGCAGGCAATAGCCTTCACTGTCACGGCCGAGGGTCTTAAGGGTGAATTGGTCGTCCACCACGGCGACCACCTGTTCACCCGCTTGGGCATCTTGACGGCGCTCCACCACGGCAATGTCACCGCTGTGAATGCCTGCGTTGATCATGGAATCTCCCTTGACCCGGATGAGCACCGTCTGTCCCGGCTCTTGAATCAGGTAGCGGTCGATAGTCATCTGTTCAACGCCATCGTCGAAAGTGGTCACGGGCATGCCGGCCGGCACTGGCTCGTTGGCCACCACTCGTTCAAAAAACCGCTCAGTGGGCGCCCAATCTCCGTCGGGCGTGCGCTTCAATATGCCGGCGGCCTCCAGGCGTTCGAGCACCTTCTTGACGGCCGACTTGGACGCGTAGCCCAGGATTTCCATCAGCCGGGCGTAGGAGGGCAGTACTCGGTGCTGCGCGTAGTAGCGCTGCAAGGTCGCCAGGTGTTCTCGATCGTTGAGGGCTTTCATGATGAATTCGATTATAGAGAACGTTCGTTCTCCACACAAATGGCTGTCAAACCATCAACATCGACAGACTGATCGAAAAAATCCACGCCTTTTCCGCAGCCCTCCTCAGTCGTCATCAGCCCTCGCTAGCTACCTTCTGGCGCAAATGAACGTCAATTCCGAAAATTCATGCACCCAGTTTGATTCCTGATCAAAGACCAATGACAACACCGAACCTACCGGATCCCGACGAAATGAGAGCCGACGAACGCGCATCCGAAATTGTTACTATTTTGGCCGCAGCGATCGCCCGCAGGTATGTGGCTACCAAGCCAGCAGAGAGTGCAGTTAACCTTGGCTTTGTGCCCGACCAGCGCGTTCATACAACCCC